CCCCATGCAGGTATTTCAACTCCGACGTTTTGACGCGTTTCAGGTTCAACAGCGGGCGTATCAGTTAACCATTTATCCCCTACCAAATAAGCTTTAACACCTTCTTTGTTAGTAGCTGATTGAATAATAGGTTGCCAAGAGTCACCCACTAAAGCGATGCGCTCGCCTGTTTGAGGATTAGTAGCGGTTTGAAGTGCCATAGCAACCTTTATTTATCAGGGGTAAAACCAGCGGGTAATGCTGGAGCGCCAGCGCTAATACCTTCAGTAGCCATTGTTTGATTAACAAACTGACCTTTACGAGCTTTCATTAAACCTACAACAGTTTCAGCCGCGGCACGTCTTGTGGCAACAGGTAATGATTCATTAGCCAATTGACCAGATGCTTGAATATAAGACGCAGTATCTTTATCAGACTGTGGGCCTTCAAAACGCGGTACCATTTTAAGACCTAAGTCAGCAATTGGTTTTAATGAAGCAGCGTTAATAGAACCTTCTGTAGCGTAGCCAATAAAGTTACCCGCTGCGTCACGAAGTTTACCTGCGCCGCTGGCAGTTGACTTGTCAAGCATACCGCCAGGTTTAATAGCTTTTTCAATTTCAACAATTGCCAAATCAAGATCTTTACCCATTTGCTTTTGTAACGCTTGTGTTTTTTCGTATGTAGCGCTTGGTTTACCAACAGCGCCTGGCTGACCAATTATTTGACCTTGACGGTTAAAATGAGTGACATTGCCTTTAGAATCAACTTGAGTACTAGCCACCACATCTGGGCCATACTGCAAAGCTTGATTTTCTTTAGCAATATTAAGATGCCCTTGTTTAATGCCAAGATCAGCTTGTTGCGATTTGCTAATCGTATTCATTTCATACACTTTTTCAGCCCTAGCTAAATTTTGATTAACAAACGCTGCACGTTGATTAGGTGGAATTGCAATATAATTTTGTACTGCGCGTTGCCCTTGTTCTGCGGTAATTAAACCATCACGTACATTTTCTTGCGTATGGGCAATAAAATTTTCAGGGGATAAATTTTGAAGTAGGTCTTTGCTACGTTCGCGAATAATGCCTAATTTTTTTTCATCTATTTCAAAACCTGTTTTTTTAATTTCACCTTCTAATTTTTTATCTTGAAAGGCTTGATTTCTAAGTTTCATCGCCGTAACTGGGTCAACCGCAGCTAAACTTTTAAAACCTTCTGGTGTACTAACGTCGACGCCTTGTGAATAAAGTTCACGTAGTTTATTTTGCGTTTCAACGCCGCGTTGCATTTCGCCAATTTTCATAGCGTTGCCCATCATAGCTAATTGATTAGCTGGCGATTCAAACGCAGGCATTTTAGCCTGTAGGGGGATACTTGCGTCGATTGGCATAATTATTCCTTATCCTTCGTATGGTGTGCTGCGGTCATATACGGGCGCAGGGCCGCCGGGTCTAGTATCACCATAAGCAGATGTACTTTGTGGGGCAAAACGATTAAGCATTTGGTTGTAGTTATATTGACCAATACCTTGACCAATAGCGTTGCTATACGCATTAGCCGAACCAATTTGACCTGCTGCCATAGCATTACCAGCACCAGTAATATTAGCCGCTTGCGCTGCACCAAAGTTACCAACAGCGTTTGCTTGGTTATTAGCAGACGATTGACCTAAGTTAGCTAAGAATTGATTATTAGCTGTATTAATGTTATACCCGCCTAAATAGCGGTTATACGCATTTTGATACTCTTGTGAACCCATGTCTTGACCATACTGTTGACCCGCACGTAATGCGTTGCCAGAGATTAAACCGCCTCTAGCGGCTGCTGTAGCGTTCATGGCGTTCATGCCTTCTTTAAGCCTAAAGGCATAACCAGGGTCAGCTTGGTAATTAAACGCATTAGGATCAAACGGTGCTTGAGTACTAAGCCTATTAGTGGCGCTAACGCCAACGTCATAGAACGGTTTATTAAGTTCAATCTGACGTTCTAACGCAACGGCTTGTGCATCGGTAGCACGATTTGCAGCGTCTGCTTGTGTACCCGCCGCGCTTTTAGCGGCGTTAGAACTTATTACGGATCCTGCTACGGTTGCGGCGGCCATGGCCCATCCTGCTGGCATATTATTCTCCTTTTGTGTTGTTAAAGGCTTCTAAACGATCCATATTGAAGGTGCGAACACTAAAAGTTGCAATTATCACATCTTCATTGGAATCGTTGTAAACCCAATGTTGCGTATCATTTTCAAAATTCCACAAATCCCCTGTCATGGGAATCAAATTTCCACTACGTTCCCAACCAAAAACAACACCAGGTTGTGTTTTTAAAATAACCATGTATTTGTTATAATAAGTGCTGTGCCATGAAAAATCACTGTGCGGGTACACTTTTTTACCTGCTGGTACTTTAATAATGTAATGACCGCCCAACTGGATAGCCCCAAGATGTTGGCAAACAGCTTGCGCCATATCCATAGCTGCTGGCAATTTTAAAGACTCAGGGTACCATTCAGAAACAGTAGGCACCATCATTTTAGCTTGTTCTTCTTCGTTAGCATCATAGTTACCAAAAGAATCGTATGGCTGATGGCGTACCCAAATGTCTTGTGACTCACGATGAGGGGACAATTGACCGTTATACCGCGAAACCTTACGGAAATCTCTGCTTTGCTCCCACAATTCAGGGTGAGCGTTTAATTGCGCCATATAAGGAAGCACATCGAATCCCACACCGATTAAAGTAAAATCTTTTTTAGGAACTAATCTTCCATTATTAAAATCAAAGTTCATAACTTATCCGGTAATTAAAACATTGTCGATATTGTTAACATCTGTTTCGTTTGTAGCGTGTATACAGAACCAAACAGAATCCTCTAAAGCTTCAATAGCGTGATGTACGCCCTCTTTTATCTCTAAACAGGCAGGCGCTTCATAATTATCTTCCCCATTGTCTGTTTTTACAACTACTTTTCCTTTAGCCAAAATGCTTAAATGGCTATATTTATGGGCGTGTTGGCCTACTACATAGCCTTTAGGGATAAACATTTGTTTGGCGTACAACCCGTCAGAAAAATTATGCATGGTTCCTAGGTCAATTTCAAATGAGCCTTCTAGTATTTTATGTAGTTCACTAATACATTTCATCATGCGCCTTGTACTTTGTTAGACCAAATAATTCTATATTAAGTAATAATTTCATTATTATCTTCAGTTATAAGAATGTCGTTACTTTCAGTTGCTAAAAAACCAATTGCGCTTGCGCCTGACGCAGATAACATTATTACCCAATTAGTACCATCAGACACCATCGTAGCCCAATTGCCAACAATATCAAATAAAATGGCTGTTCCGGCTGATCCACCACCCAAAGGCACCACGTTACTAGACGCAGATATTAATAGTTGCGCTTGGTAGTTTTGAAAAGTTAAAGTGCGGCCTGAGTTAGCTGATGGGCTAGGAAGCGTAACTGTACAAGTTGAACCTGACTTATTGTTAATAATCCATGTTTCGCCTGCGGCAACCGTAAAGTCAGTTGTTTTGGTAACAGGTGCGGTGCCGCTAGTACTTATAGTTGACCATTGAAAAGCAGTGCCAGACCAATTTAAATAGGTAGCAGCCGTAGTGGGCGCGGTTATAAAGCCCGTTGTGTTTGGCGCGGTTTGATATGCAATCTGGTTAGCCAACCCACCAACTAAGTTAGTAGCCGAACCAATCACGACAGCGCTAGGGGCAACCCATTGAGGCGCTGTACCTGTAGAAGCTAATATATAAGTATTAACCCCTATAGGTAGTTTAGATAGCGTTGTAGCGGCAGTTGCGTACAGTAAATCGCCTATGGTATAGCTACTAAGCGCTGTACCGCCGTTAGCGACGTTTAACACCCCACCAAGGCTAATAGTGCCTGTGGTGCTAGTTGCAGGCGTAAAGCCCGTTAAACCTGCGTTAAACGACAATACACCTGTATTGCTAACAATTACATCGCCTGTAGTAGCGCTAACGCCAATACCTACGCCTGCGGTTAAAGATGTTACGCCGCCACTAGAAATAGTAATAGTGCCTGGGCCGTTAACAATATTGACACCATTACCAGCCGTTAGCGTGGTTTTGTTAAGGCTGCCTGTAACCGAGTTACCAATCAGGATCTGACCGTTGGTATAGCTTGTCTGCCCTGTACCACCTCGGTTAGTAGGAAGAACGCCTGTAGACGCTCCTGTAGCTTCTGTAAGGTTGTAAAAGTACCGATACCACTGCGTTGTGATTAACTGTGAGTTAGGATCAATTAAAGGGACTTTTACCGACGGAACCGTCGTTATATTAAGCATTTGTCGGTGAAATTAAAATTTCAGCGCCAATAATGACTACTTTATTAGGATCTGTGCCTGAAACTTCATATACACGATCACGTAGTTTAAGTGTCATTCCAAGCCGACGCCAAAAGACCCGTTTGCCGTATTGACCAATACGCCCCATAGAAGCCCAATACTCATTAGACCAAGTATGACCACCATCATCTGACCAGCGCAGCATAACCTGTGAGTCTTGACCTTGCCCATCGTTTAAGCCTACGCCTGACTCGCAATCAAGTTGAAGCGTATGCTGAGAAGTACGGCGTAAGTTGTTTTGCCCTGACGGAATAGGACGCCATGAGCGCACCCAGCGTTGGATTTCGCCGTTATCTGAATAGACATCTAGGTCTAAAGCGTAGATATTGCCGTTTTCATAGTCACCTACGATTGGTTGGCTATCAAAGTTCATTTGGCATTGAGGACGATAACGGGTAAATTCACCGTCTTTAAAGCCTGCACGCTCATGCCAAGCCTTAGTAGCTACGTCATAAACCCAAGTCTTGCCAACGGTAGGAAAGTTCAATACGTAGAAAGCATGACCTTCTTGTTGATAAGTAAACGCTATAGCGTTAGTAATGTCACCATAGTTTTGAATGGCGTATTCAACAGCGTGGGTAGATACGCGGATGCCTGTGTAGCCTTGGTTGCGGTAAACGATACCAAAGCCACGGGAATCTGTACCAAGCCAAAACAAACTGTTATCTAATTTGGCAATAGAAAATGGGGAAATACAACCAATTTCGTTATAAGCGCCTTGGATAGGAGCTAATGGAAAAGGGGTAGCGCCTGCGTCATACCAAATCTCAATGGTGTTTTCACCAAAGATCCACGCTTCACGGTTATTGACTACGTTAGCTACTACGTTATCAGGAGAGCTTTCAGCAGCCGCAAACGCCAAAGGATTGATCTGTGTGCCGTCCAAAATCCCCGTAACCCATAGGATTTGAGAGTCTGGCTGATTAAATAGAAAATAACCATCAATGTAGGACACAGTAACAGCGCCTGCAAAGTCAGGGTCAGTCACTTGTACAAACGTATTAGTTGATTCGGTGTAAATAAACATCTCAGGGTTGCAAGCAATTGCAATCTGAGTACCGCTGTCGGCGATAGACACGGGGCCTGTGCCAGTAATGTCACCCAATTTAACGTAGGTAAAGTCAGGATAGATCTTATAGAACTCACTGCCAGACGCTACATAGGCGTCTTGACCGCTAGTGTTATGCGCCCACATTCCACGGATAGGGCCAGTACCGATAGTGGCTAAAAGGCGTAATCCTGGGGCGCGGTTAAGAAACCCTGCCTCCTTAGCATCGCCAGGCGTTGCTTCAGGAAACAGGTTAACCATACGGTTATCCGCAGCATTGACGCTACGTGCGACATACGCTTGTCCTAAAATCGGTGTGTGCATTAGTAATTACCGGCATAAATATTAAAGCGTTGACGAGTACCAACAAGGCTATAAGGCATTGCCATGATGTCGTCAGGATTGTTAATGCGCTTCAAATTGCGCTTAGAACTCATTGCAATGCGTTGCACCTGTTGGCTTGGCTCAACGCCAAACTCTGCGGCAAATTCGCAAGCAAGGTTGTACCTAAAAGCCCTTAAATAGCCAGGAGGCATTGTAATAGCGGTAGACAGGTTAGGTACGCTCATCAATGGCTCTACAGACACAAAATGGAACTCTAGCGGCTTAATAGGCACTGGGTACACGTACAACTCAATGTCAGGGTAGCTCATGTTAATCCACATCACTTGTGGATAAGTTGAAGTTACGGTTTTAACCGCAATACCATCATATTGCTGTTGATTGATGAATTTAATGCCGTATGAGATGTTTGTTGCTGCATCGCGGAAATAAGTAGAATCATCAAGCAAAATTGGACGGTCACCAACAAGGGAACCTGTTGGGCCAAGCGTATTAGAACGTAGACCTGGCAACCATGTACGCACTTGATCCATTGTGGAGAATATTGACAAACGCTCCGTATTCCATGAATCAATCATTTGATTAAGCGCCATTAAAGCGTCTTGTGACGTGCTTGCGGAAGGTTCTTCACTCTCTGCTAAAACACCCAACAAGCGCAAAGCGCCATTAATCTGATCTCTAGCCGTAGTTGCCATAGCTTATTCCTTATGCGGCGGTTTTACGTCGTCTAGTCTTTACTTCTAAAGTATTAACAGGCGCCGCTTCTTCTTCAACTGTTTCTTCTACATTTACTTCGACTGATGGTTCAGAAAGAGTATATCGTTTCCAACCATGTGTTTCATCATAATCTGCTTCTATATCGCTACACGCTACTTTGTGACCGTGAACAGAATGTTTCAGATAAATAACAGCCATTAGTTTTCCTTGTTAGATAGGGAGCCGAAGCCCCCTATTTTTATGTTGCACCGTGAATAATTACAAAGTTAATAACTACAGCTTCAGATAAAGACGTAGATGCTGTTAAATTACGTAACGTAATTACCGCAGAACCAGTAGTCATGCTAGAAACATATGTTGTATATGCCGCAGCAGTGCCACCACCAGAAATGTTTACAATAATTCCGTCATTTGCACTAATGAATGAATTAGTTAAAGTAAACGACACAGCGGTGCTACCAGCCAATGCAGCAGCGTCCATTGTAATGCGCCCAGCAGACTTGTTTAATGTTACGCCAGTAGATTTGCTAGTTGCTTGAGTAACTGTACCTTGGGCAGCAGCAGAATAACCAATTTCTTGAGATGCGTAACAAGTTGTAAATTCAGGGTCGCTATACGCAACACCTGTTGCTTGAGTATTAGGCATAATTTTTCCTTTAAAAACCCGCCCCGAAGGGCGGGATATTACATTAAGCTATACGATACAAAGTCCATGTTGCATCGCCTGTTTTACGGGCGCGGAACGCTTGGGCTGTACCAGCTGTAGCAACAACAGTCATCAGACCAACTAAAGTCCAACCAGTGTTTGTTGTCAAAGTAATAACGCCAGATGTATTACCATCTACGTTAATTACTGAAAAATCAAACGCGCTATTTGGTTTAGCGCTAGAAATTAACGCATCCAAATCCGCACAAGTTGGAAGTTGATAAGAAACTGCGCTTGCACCTGGGCTACCAAGAATAATGCCGTTTTGCAACTGAGCAGAAGTCAAAGTTACACCAGTTGTCAAAGACACAGGAGTAGGTTGAATAAATAAATCGGTTTCGTTTAGGTTGCCATCACCAAGTTGATAACCACCAGCGCCATTTGGAAGTGCCATGATAATTTCCTTTAAAAATATAAGTTAAAAAGCCCCCGCTTGCGCGGGAGCAATTAGGGTTAACCCCAGAGTCGAACACCCATTGCTGGACGAATCGCAGAGTAACCGTAGAGAACGTCAATACGGCAAGGTAAACGGTCATTGTTAATGTCGTATTGGCGAACAATACGCATTGAGATACCGTTATGAACTTGACGTGAAGCCATGTCTACGCCCTGTGGCATTAGCAAGTCAGCAGTCGCAAATGTGATCGCATCCTTGTGGTATACCAAGTTTTGTGGATACTGAGTAGAAGCGGCACCAACAAAGGTAGTTACTTTACCGTTTCCTGGCAATGCGTCAACGGTAGCCAAAGCTTGGCCTGCGCTGTACATAGCTGGGCTAACAGTAACAGTAGCTGCACCACCTGAGCTAGATGTTGTATCCGCAACCACAACAAATTGCTGGAGTGAACCAGTAGATTCGCGTGTTTGTGGGTTAACAGCATAGCAATCAGCAACAGTAAATACGTCACCAGCTTTAATAGTGAGGGCGTTACCTACACCAGCTAGAACAATAGTTGTTGAACCTTCAGTAGTTACAGCAGCGCCTGTTGTACCAGTAGCGTTACGTGAACCAGTTGTGAACTGCTTGATAGATTGGCTCATGTTGATTTCTTCGTAGCCCAATACACCCATACCCATCATGCCGTTCTTAAACTGACGTGAAATAGTATCGGTTGGGTTGAATAGACCCTTCATGCCTTCTACCAAACCAGCGTTAGCGGCTGGGTTAACAGTAGCGTAACGTGGTGACATTACAGCAGCAGATTCGTTTAGTTTTTGTTGAGCAGCCAACAAAACAGCGGAAGTAGCAGGAGTAACGCCTGGAGTACCAACAGATTGGAAAAAGTTTTTAAAGCTGTTAGCAACGTCAGCATCAATAGAGGAAGCCAACTGGGAGATACGTGGTTTTAAAACACGCTCTGCAAAGTCATCTAACTGCATTGTCAATTCGGCAGTGGTAAAGTTCACGCCGATATGCTTTTGGTTGGAAACAGTCAAAGTTGTGAACTGCTCATTGTCGTCCTGAACTTGCAGGGCGGCGCCGTCAGTCACCAAAGCGCGGTCTGGTAAACGGATACGGAGAGTAGAACCAATTTTAGCGCCTTCAACAGCAAAGCTGTCGTCATACGCACGGTTTACGTTGCGGGTCAAGACAAGATTATTCTCAAGTATTTCAAGTGACTTGCGAGTAATCATGTCGATGGTTAAGATCGAATTTGACATAATAAAGTCCTAATAAAAAATAGTTAGCGGTTTCTTTGCGCTTCCCACTTTTTGATCTGGCGTAGGCGTTCAGCTTCGATCCAATCTGACGTACTCATGTTCTTGATAGAACGAGGGTCAGTTGTATCAACTACTGACGATCCAGAGGATCGTGCCGTGACCGGAGCAATTGGTGCTGGAGCGCTCGAAGTCTTTTTAACAGGAGGATTATCGGCTAATTTAGCCTCAATCTTCCCTAATTCTTTGGCCTGCGAGAGTGGCGACAAACGAGAAATACGATCTGCTTCTTTCGGATTAGACCCTAGGTAATAAGCCATATCGGGGCCAACATCTGAAGCTTGAATCGTTTGAGCCATAGCGTCAGTGATTGGGAGCTTGGGGTTGTAGGCGACTTGTTCAAAATCGTCATACTTTGTCCGCGCTTCTTCTTCTCTGTCGTGGTAGGACTCAATAATCTCAGACTGCATCCTAGCTTGTTCTCTCTTAGCAAGCAATTCGTCTGCCTTACGTTCTGCCAATACCTCAGCATATTCGTCGGGCGAATTAAACTGCGCAATCGGCGGGATTGCTACCGGAGC